TAATAGAAGCACACTGATGATGAGCAAGACCACCAACATCTCAATAAAGGATAGTAAAATTATTGATTTTTTCCATCTCATACATCTGCAATGAATGCAATACGAGATCACGATATTTCCAGGTTGATACCAGGTACTCAATAACCTCTTGGTCCTCTATCTTGCATTCCATGAGCAGCAACAGCTTGACCGTGTACTCATTTTTCAAAATCGGCGCCTGGTAAGTCACATCTATCCAGTGTTCAAAACCTAGGTCAGTATGTTCTACACTCGTAAGTTCAATGTTTAAAATGTTCATATTTTCTTCCTCCTTACTTATCTATTCGTAAAAGAAGATAAAAAGTTATGAAAAAATCATTACTTTTTTTAATTCAGAAAGTACTTTCAGAGTAATTTTGTTAATGCCAACAAAATTGGCAACCAAGCGCTTTATAAAGCTATTTGTTGATGCCAACAAGTCAATTTTTCAGGCAAACCATTTATTTTGCCACCGACATTGATGTCGGTTGGTTAGATGTTTTCTTGATTCAGAGCAAATAAAAAAACCGCAAGCCTAAGCCTGCGGTTTTGTGTAATCTATTTTGAAATTCTTTCTGTTTTTATTTTTCTTCTTTTGGTTTATCGACGACAGTAATAAGCCCGTCTGGTTCGGTTTTGAATGCTGGATCTGTGTGAAGTTCACCGTTTGCCTTCAAGTAATACCAGCCGTCTCCCGATTTGATGAATTGTTTAGACAGCATATAACCATCTTTTTCTTCCATGAAATACCATGTTTCACGATATTTAACCCAGCCAGTAGCCATGCGACCATCTGACTTGAAGAAATACCATCTATGGTTTAGGAACATCCATCCTGTGACCATTGCGCCACGTTTATCAAGATAGAACCAATCTTTTCCATCATTAAACCAACGGTTTATTAGGCAGTATCCACGTTCATCGAAGTAGAACCACTCATTGTTGATTTTCTTCCAGCTGTTTTTTGGATAAGAGCCATCTGACTCCTCCCACCACCAGCCTGTTTCATTGCGTTTCCAGCCGGCTTCAGTAGAGATACCGCCTTCAATATCATTTTTAAATTGTTCACGGCTAATGCCCCATTTAGCAAGATAAGGATACGGGTCAACATGGTCAGAATAATTTCGGGGCTGGTTATACGTACAGTATTGGTGCGTCTTAATTCCAGCCAAACTATCAGAATCCAACGTTTTAGGAATTCCTGCTTCATCAGCTAGATTGCGCAGCAGTTCAACATATATCTTGTAATCACGCATGAATTCTTCTTTGCTTGCATGGCTCTCAATCAATTCTACTTGTCCGTAGCCTTCAACGTTCCAGCCGCCTCCCACGTCATAGGCTCCCATGTCTGTGTACCAGGTCTGCATCACACGGCCGTTGCCGACAACGTGCGAGAAAAATCCTGAATCAACAGGTCGTCGCATGTGGTAGTCTGCTTCATTTTGGGCAGTTGAATTTGGATTTCCTGTTGAGTGTGCATGAATTTGTCTGTATGGTTGCTCCCCCACTTGTGGCAAGTCAGTTCTTAGTCTACTTGTATCAATATCCATTATTATTCCCCCTTCGGATTTTCATACCCAAGCGCTTGCTTGCTGTCAGTGATACCGCTCGTAGTCGGGTCATTGACCACACCGAGCAATACAAGGATATAAACGAACGTATTCACGCCGTCTTGGATATTTTTAGGAATATCCAATCCGAATTGCTGAGACATTAAAAAGATAGCTCCAAGCAATGCGATGAGTGTTACTTTGTTTTGTAGTCGTAATTTCCAGTTAATCATATGTTTTCCTTTCTATTATGGCAACGTTGTCGGCCACGGGTCGTCAGTTATATACGAAACGGCACTTACGCGAATATCTCCGATATCTTTGTCAGTTGGGATACCTTTTTCAAATGTCATATGCATGAAATTTGAATCTGATTTCCCACCTAGATACCAAATCCCGTAAATTTCACCCTTATCGTTAAAAATGTTTCCGATTAATGAATTTTCGGAACGGAATCCTTCCGGTATTTCACCTGGACCAAGCACTCTAGCTCCATTCGTGGATTGCCCTGAAAAACCGTTACCATTGCGTCGAACAATCCCAAACCAACCCCATTCCAAACCTCCGAATTGGTAAGAGACCAAGTTATTAACACGCCTGATTTTAATAAACGATGTTCGACCACCTACAGTTAGTTTTGAGAGCGTGTTAAGTGTCCTCCAACCTGTATCACCAATCAATACACGCCAGCCTGTGTTACCATTTCCGCTCTCTTTTATCCATTTGAGGGCTCCGTTCGTCATGTTGACATCAACATATGTCGTCCCGATTTCGGCAGTGATACGCCCCTCTGGTGAGCCTGTACCACGGATTTCATGGCCTACGTTCTCTGGTAGCGGTAGAGTGACCCTGTTGCCTCCTGTGATACCAAGAGTATTTCCTGTTAAGGTTAGCTGAGGTTCAGGCTTTTGGTTCAGAAACTTCACATCACGGCCGACCGCCTGAGCAAATTCCTCAAAATTGCTCATAGCAATCACGCTTTCGCTGCATTATACGTTGCGACCAGGTCAAGGTTGGCAAATTCGTCAATACGACGGCCAAGGTCAGCCAGTTTTTGAACCACTGCTCCTTCAGTGCTTCCACTCATTTTAGCGATTTCCTCAGCGATTTCTTTGAGGGTATCAAATTTTTCAGATACCCCTTCACCCAAAATGTCATTCTTGACTGCGGTTTTAGCTTGTTCAATCAGTTGTGTGACTGTGGCATTGTCAATCTTAGTATCGATTAACTGCTTTAACGCCTTGTAATCCACTCCCAATGCTTGAGCGAATGCAATCCATTTACTTGTATCCATAATTTTTTACACCTTTCCAAGATTATAATACGTGAGCAAATCAGGAATTTCCTGACATGCTCCACCTTCGCTTGCAGTTCTACCTGCAAGCTGTTTTTTTACTTCTTCTGCTATATCCAGCTCTTTTAAAGCATGGACTTCCTCTGTGACCAATTCCTTATCTGAAGCTACTATCTTGATGTGGCTTTCTTTGTCACTCGGGAAAATATATCCGCCAGCGCTAACTTCTAAGCGGTATTTTCCGATTGGCAAGATAGTGTCCAGATTAAAATTCACGCTTGAGTTCGTGACAGTTACCTTCTTCTTCCATTGGTACTTGCCCATGGTCAGACTAACGACCGCCACCTCCCCCTCAAGAGAGGGGACGGCTCGATAATCTTCGTCTAAAAGGACAAAGCCAAAGGTAGAAGCCACATCACCCTGTTTGATGAGGTAACCGCCATCCACTTGAGCAAGATTGGTCGTATTGAGATTACAGACCATTCTGCGCCCCTTTCTTAGCTTTTGCTTTGAATCAACGTTTTCAACTCTCTGACATCTTCACCTAGCGATTTAACTTGTTCCGCAAGTACCAAGATAGCCTTGTTCTGTTCATCGTGGTTATCTAGTCGTTTATTGGCAGATTCTTTAAATTCACGTAGGTTCTCAATGTCTTTTTCCATCGCGGTAATGCGATTCTCCTGCTTTGTGGCTCTGTCTTTCATGGAGAAATACAAGATAATAACAGGAATCATAGAGATTACGAAACGAATAACGAGGTGTTCAAATTCCGCCATAGGCACCTCCATTATTGATTAGATATAACTGTTGTAGCAGAAGGCTCTGCTGCTGTAGGTGCGACGGTAGCTGTCGTAGAAACTGCAGCCGCTGGTGCAACATTCGTAGGCTCATTTTGTTCTTTAGGCTCGTACTTCCACGCTACGCCATATCCATCACGTTCAAGACGTCCATCACGAATAAAGTCGCTTGCAGGCTCTCCATTATAAGTAAATTCACGGTTAAGTTGTACCAGAACCCTCTTACCTTCACCATCTACCTCAACATGTGCTGGGTCTTCAATGGTAATCAAGTCACCTGGCATATAGTGTTTACCTACTTCAGCTGATTGAATTAAATCAACTAAAACTTTATAAGCTGTTCCGTACTGAAGCAATTTTTCTGTTATCAACGTTAAAACTAATGCGTAGCTAACTTTGCCGTAGTGGTCGCTTTCAGTCTTGTTCTGCTTAACTGCTTGATCTGTGGCCGTCTGCTTAGCTTCGGCTTGTGCCAATTTCTGTTCAGCCTCTTGAAGCTTAATGTGAGTTTCTTCCAACTTAGCTTGAGCCTGTACAAGAGCGCTTGTCGGGTCAAGTTCCGTACGAATGAAGTCTAAAACCGCTTGAATCAGCACTTCTTCATTATCATTCGTGCGATTACCTGGCAATTCAACACGCTCATAGCTGTAGCGACCAGTTTCTTCTTTCTCAATCGTTACGATTGTGACGTTTTTCTCCCCTTTTAAAATCGGGCTTCCTGTTAATTTGTAAGTCATACGTTAGTTCCTTTCATTTTAGCTTGCGTTTCTTCAAATAGTTCTTTAAGTGCTGGGTCATATTCCAGCACCGCCTTAAAGGCCTGTAATTCGGCTAAAGCCAGCGTATAGTGTGCCTCTAAATGCGCACGGCCCAATTCGCCCTCAGCCAAACGGTTAGCGAGCGACTCAGCGACTAGCTTGTCGATTGTGTGATTATCCATGTATTGTCTCCATTTCTTTGATTTTCTGGTCTAGTTCTTGGACAGCCTTCAGCAAGTAGGGTACGAAAACGGTATAGTCGATGTGCAGATAGCCATCTGGATTCTCAGGATCTCGTGAGATAACTTCTGGAATAATGGTCTCAGCTTCTTGAGCAATCAAACCAATTTCTTCATGCTTCTTGCTTTCGATGAAATCAAATTCGACCAAGTTTAGTCTATTGATTTTGTCCAAGGCTTTCACGGCTGTATCTGTGATGTTTTCTTTCAAACGTCTATCTGAGGACTTATCGCCCCAGTATTTAACACTTCCGCTTCCGACCTGGTTCCACCAAACGACCGTATTCTTTCCACCTTTGGGATTTGAGCCATTACCGTAAATATCTGCCTCGCCCATTTCGATCCCGTGGATAAAGATAGGCGATTTATAGAACGTTTGGGTTCCGTAGCAATCAACAGAACAATTAGTGTCAAATGTGACTTGTCTATAGAAGATTGAATCATTCTTACAGTACATTTTGCCGTCGGTATTCACATACCAAGCTCTATCTCCAATTGTGTTCCAGCTATCGCCCCAGTTCGCCCAAAATGCGGTTCTAGTTCCTCGGCCTTCTCCATTTCCCATTCCAACTGCGAAATGGTTTACGCCAGAAATCCAACGTCCGCCACCTTGGTCAAATTGTCCAAGTGTGAATCCGCCAATTTTGCCTTGATAAGCTTCAAGGAAGGTTGAACTAGACACGACAGATTCAATCTTAGTCGCAAAGACTTCCTTAGATGTCAACTTATCAATCAAGGCATCTCTAGCAGTCAGGTTCCGAATAAGTGCATCGTCTACGTTGATTTTATCGCCTGTGATGGCACCAGCTTGGATATGGTCAGCAGTGACAGAGCCAGCTGCTAACTTCCCAGCAGTCACCGCACCGTCCACGATCATGTCGGATTTCACTCTGACTTTCGGGGCAATGATGTCAACGCCTTTCGAACTGGTCGAAATGGTAGAGGCTAACTGCTCACCAGTCAAGGTAGTAGATCCGATAGTCACACCTTCTGGTGTCACTTGAACCCTCGCACTGTTGGCAGCGTCTCGCACTTCCTGCCTGATTTCTCTAGCAGTCTGAGCGATGGCACTCTTGACATTCTTGTCAAAGAATTGAGTCAGTGCCCCTTGATTATTCTGCTGAATTTTGCCCCAGAGAGTGCTGTTCGGGTCTCTCAATTCCAGCTCTATTGAACGCATATCCTTGAAGAGACCAGATAGAGTACGTTGCGTAACAGTAGGCTCCACGAAACTTGTAGGAAAATCCCCTTGCTCCAATTGGATATCCGTCAGCACCGTGTCACCTACACAGCCCATGTGATGAAGCTTCAGCAGTTCATCTCGTGTCCGTGGCTGAAATACCTTGTAATACCGTCCGTTATGCTCCAAAGCAGGCGAACGAACGTTTTGAATGGTAATATCCATATGCTAGCCTCCTCTTTTTCTGCCGAAAATATAGGTTTCGTTGTACTTATTGGAGATGAAATCCTGCACCTCATCCGTATTTTTAAAAATGACAAACAATTGGTAGTTGTATCGTCTTTGGTAACTTGTTGAATAGCCAGTATCTCGTTGACTTATTACTACCCTAACTTCAAAGATTTTGTTAGAATTTTGAAGTTTCACCACATTACAATCCTCTATTCCATCCAAACCATACGGACGACGTTCAGATATACCCAAGTCGATGAAGGCTCTTTCTGTAGAGCCAAAACGCCAAAATGACCCAAAGCGATTTGAAGTAAATCTTAAAATTTCGTCAAACTGGATTGTGACTTTCTCCCAAACCAGCCTTGTCCCAACATAGCGCTGGATAATTTCCCTGGACCCCACGTAAATTCCTTCTCGTGCCATATTACCTCCCGTTAACGATAAATATCATAGATGGTATTAGCATCTTTGTTAGAAATTGCGTCATATTGAGACCTTGTTCCAGCCCAATATTTCAGCGCTTGCCCACCATTTTGGTTGATGATATTTTGGCCAGGCGCACCGTCGGCACCTCTAGGACCTGCTGGACCCGTTGCTCCATTCGCTCCTGCTGGACCTCGCAAGCTATTTCGTTGGGATTCCGTCAAGGTATCAAATGTAGGGCGATTTTCAAGAGCTGTAACCCTGCGCTTCAATTCGGTGTCGTTGTAAGGTGTTGGAAAATCTCTGGTACCAATCCCTTTAACAGATACATTAGTCCCGTCAACAGCCGTTACCTTCCAAAAACCTTGATTGACACTTGATGTGCTGTTCCAGTAATCTTCAATAATATCGCCAACCTTGATACCGTCAGGGTTCATGATGTTATTTGTTGTTATCGTGGCATTAATACCTACACCGCCTCCAGGAATGTCTCCTTTAGCGATTCGATAAATTGGGATTTCAGCTTTTTTAGCGTATTCCGCCAAAGCACGCTCTGCTGCGGAACCTTCAAAACGCACAACACCGTCTGCGCCTCGTGGTCCTGTTTCCCCACGTTCACCACGGTCTCCTTTTGGACCTGTTAGATATTGCAAGGCTGAGAATCGGTCACGACCATTTCCGACCTTAACCTTACCAGTGTCGCTCTCGATACCTAACTCACCGTCATACAACACAAAGTCACTTCTTGCCCACTCACTAGCTGGCATCCGTTTATGTCTTACCCTGATAGGTACTACTTCAGGCGTTGTCTCTGTCATGTTCTACCTCCGTCAAAAATAAAAGTTGGACTCTCGCTCCAACTTCCCACATATCTAGCATTTTGTCCATCAGCCACCGTCTTGTAGACTGGCGCTAGTTCAATCCGCCTTGTCTGATTGTCAATCGTCACAGACCGCTCTACATTCTGATACCAGTCGCCTGAAAAAGTCAGACGATAAGCGCCGTAGTAGACTGCTAGGACCTTTTCCTCTTTCTGAGTTAGGTCTTTATCAATCGCTGGCATGACCGTATTAGCAGGCGCTAAATGAATGTGTCCACCATAAAATGGATTCTTATTGACCACCACAGTCACATCTGCCTTACCGTATGGCGTGCAGGTTGCTGACCAGCTTATAACGTATTTCTTACCAATTTCAAAACCCTCTCCATTGTGACCGACTTCTACGAAATCCGTTCCATAACTGATTTTTTTAGCCGTGCCACCATTCAAGCGGTTCTTATTGTATTGAGTATTCCCGTCACCGCCAATCAAACTAGCATTGACCCTTGCAGTCTCGCTGACTTGCTCAAGTTTCTTGCTTAATTCAGCGATTGAGTCCGCACCACTCATCAGTTCATCACGGATACGCTTCACGAACTCAGGACGCTCTTTTTCCATTTCTTCGTGGATTTTAGCGCCAAATTCTTCGGCCTTAGCCTTGTACTGCTCGATGGCTTCCGTGATAGCTTTCTCACGCTTGGCAAATTCAGCATCAAATGCACGATCAGCGTTTGCGATTTCCTTTTTCAAACGTTCTTCAAAAATCTTATGTAGATTTCGACTTTCATTCAAAACGGCATCATTTACAATCCCACCGATTGCATTCGCAAGACTTGACTGGAACGTCCCAAAACCAATTGATTTTAGACGTTTCGCCATTGGTGAATAGGTGTATTTCGTAATCTTCTTACGAACATCAAGACCATACCACTCGTGGTAGATACTGACCACATCGAACATCCGAACTGCAACATCACTCTGGCCGACAACCGAGATTTCAAGGTTATCTTCCAGCATGTCGCACATACTTGTCCGAAAATACTGCTTACCGTATTCAATCAAACTAGCTTGGTCTTTGACATTCTGATCATTGACCTCAACAACTGCTTCATAGATTTGGCTATATTTCCCAAGCAAGGGACTATCAATCACCACTACGTAATCAACGTCAGGCGCCTTCTCTCCCTCACCTTTAACTGTCGTTTTAAAGGTTATCCGAGTTTTCAGCGATTTCGTTGAGGTCTTATGCTGGTAGCTAGACAGGTTTTTCTTGTACATAAAAAGCGATTCATTCTCTGAACCGCCATTTTTCAACAAGCGTAAATTATAGCCATTTCGCACCATATCTCCGCCCCACTGACCAAGGATAGAATGCTTGTCTTTGGCCAAGACCTCCATCGCATTCTTATCCTTGATGTTGAGCGTATGCCTGTCGTCAATATCCGAGAAAAAAGAAAAGGGATTGGTTCTGGTAATACTACCAGCCAATGCACTCAATACCCTCGTCCCACTGACACGATCCACATCGATAGAGCTGACGATGTAGTTATTTAACAGGCTGATAACCTGATTGGCATAGACTTGGATATATCCTTGTTGCTTTTCAACCTCAAAAATATAAAAATCCTGCTCACCATGCAGGTCATCAGCTGTCAAAAAGGTTTCCTCTTTCAGTAATTCCCACTTGGGATCCGATGTAGGAAAGCGAAAGGTCAGTTGATAGGTATTGTTCCGCTCCTGAACGATTTCATCATTGTAGGCCTCGTTTAAAGGCGTATTGCCTTCAGTAAGATAAATCATAAGATATACCTCCAATTCGGCCGAACTGTGACCTTACGAACCGCACCAGTAAAGACCAGACCGTTATTACCAACTGCCAACTCAAAGAAGCCTCCACGTTTACGTAGCGTATTTTGAACCGCACCATCTGCATTATAGATATTTTGTTTCTTATGCCTACAATCAATGGTCACTTTTCGTCTAATGGTCAAGTGCATAGTTGTCCGTCCGATAGTCAAAGAAACATCTCCGTCTCCCTCAATCTCAATCACAGGCTCACTATAGACAGATCCTGGATTGTTGACATTACCGCTTGCGGTAAAGATAAGAGGAGCAACATTTTTCTGATAACGGAATGGTTGCATACTCAGCTTGATTTCTAGTTTCCAGCCATGCATCCCATGAGGTTTGTATTTTGCACTGACGAAGTCAGCATAAAATAAAGAGCCTAGCTGGTAGCTAAACTCTAGCATATTATCATTTGGTTGGAATCTCTCAACGATTTTAGACGGGTCTACCGTCCTTGGAAGGTAAAATGCAAAAGTCCTTTCGTAACTCTCATAAGCACCGTCCAAGACACGGTAATTCCCGTTAACCCCAAACAGGGTAGCTGTTTCCGAGACTTTAGGTTTAGCAGCCTCTACCTCGCCAAAATCGGTCACCACACATTTAGGAATGGTTGAAGTATTGAAATCATTGATAATCATGTATTCCATTAAATTCCCTCCCTAGCATAAATTGCACCTTGGCGTTGGTAGACGCTCATTGAAATTTTATCAGCGTCCAGGTAAGTATCTGACGGCTTTTCAAGGATAGCAGTAAGGATCTTCTCCATACTTGCTCTCAGAATCGCTATCTCAGACACGGTTTGACTGTCTTTTGCCTCGATTTGAGCGCTTGGCATGGCCAAACTTGCTTCAATATTCTTGGCAATGGTAGGTGTTCCACTCAAACCAAAATCATCGTTTGAAAATGCATTTGAGATTTCGCCAGCCATTCCACTAACAGATTTCTTAACACCTTTGAAACGGTCCTGCAACCCTCTATCCAAACCTTGCATAATCGCATTACCAGCAGGAATCAAGAGCTTGCGGTCATATTCAATAGGTCCTTTATGGTCAGCAATCCACCCAGCAATACCACCGACAAAGTCAGTAACCGCACTCCAAGCGGATTTCAAACCATTTAAAAATCCATCAAGGATAGCCTTACCAGCTTCCCAAAGGTCAATGTTTCGAATGCCGTCAAAGATACTCGTAACATTACTTACAAGGTCACTAACACCTTGCTTCATGCTTTCCCATGCTCGCTGAGCGCCTTGGACAAGTCCATCAATCAGACCTAAGACAGTTGATTTCAAGCCTTCCCAAGCACTGCTTGCGACAGATTTGATCGTGTTCCAGATGTTAGATAATATCTGAGCAAAACCATCAAAGATAGCCTTACCTGCAGCAGACAATCCTTTCCAGATGGCCTCACCGACACCCTTTATAGCATTCCAAGCTGTGCCCCAGTCACCATTGATGATAGCCATGACTGCTTTTATGATGCCACTAATAACATCCATAGCCGTCTGAATAGCAATCTTAATCAATTCCCAAACTGTTGTTACTACAGTGCAGATATTGTTCCACGTCGCTTCAATGAAAGGAGCAAGGATATTCATTGCGGTTTCAATAATGGATTGAATAATCGGCATAACCGTCTGAATAACTGTCTGGATTGCGTTCCAAACCGTTGTGAACGTTTGTTGAATCAAACCTTGATTTTCAGTCCACCATAGTGAAATACCGTCCCAAACAGACCTAATAAAATCAACAACTGCTTGGATAATCGGAGCAACAACAGCCATCATATTGTTCCAGACGGTTGTTGCTGTTTCAACAATACCATTCCAAACTTCGGTCAAGACTGGTGCGACAGACTGCCACACACCAGAGAACCAATCCATGAAGCCTTGCCAGATTTGTCTCCCCATCTCAGTTTGAGTGAAGAAATAAACCAAGCCTGCAGTTAATGCAGCAATCGCAGCGATTGCAATTCCGATTGGATTGGCACTCATAGCAGTAAATAGACCCGTGACTGCTGTTTTAATTGTCGTTAAGACAGCAGGTATTCCAGATAGCAATCCCGAGACTGCCGAAAATGCTTTAAAAGCTAAAAATGCAGAACCAAGAGCGGTAACGATACCACCCATGATACTTCCTAGACCTTCGCCAAAGATTCCACTGAAAACACCCTTGATTCCTCCTAAAATAAGGTTAGGAATTTGCTTCAAAATATTTCCAATCATCGGAATTAGATTTCCAAAGAGAAATGTGGATGTCGTTTCCATTAAGGCTTGTAAAGCAGGCTGGATATCCTCACCCAAAGATAACTTCCCAAGCACATTTTGAGCAGCTGCCTTCATGGATTCAAATGATCCGGTGAAAGTTGTTGCTGCCTCTCGCGCTGTAGTACCAGTGATATCTAAATTCTCTTGAATGGCGTGGATGGCACTATAAACGTCTGACAAGTTATTCATGTCATACTTAACGCCTGTCAGTTTTTCTGCGTCGGACAAAAGCCGTTGCATTTCTTGTTTCGTACCACCGTAACCGAGTTTTAAGTTGTCGAGCATGGTGTAGTTTTGCTTGGCGAAGCCTTGATAAGCCAGCTGGATGCTTTCCATAGATGTCCCCATCTTATTAGCATTGTCTGACATATCAATCATAGCCATGTTAGCTGTTTCTGCTGCCTTATCTGTATCTCCACCTAGCGACTGCAACAGGCTAGCTGAGAAGCCTGTAACATTTTCCATATAGGCATTGGCTGATAGACCTGTTGTTTTGTAGGCCTCGTTCGCAAAGCCTTTGACTTTATCGGCTGAGCCTTTAAATAGGGTTTCGATACCACCAAGCGATTGTTGAAGAGCAGCACCTTCATTTATTGATGCTCCGATTGCCTGACCAATTCCAGCAGCAGCAATAACTCCTGAAACAGCGCCCATCATTTTAGATCCGAGGGATTCACCTGCGCTAACGCCAGCTGAGGCAACTTCACCACCCATTTCCTTTTGAATCATGCCACTAATGCCTTTAGCGGATGGAATGATTTGTACATAGGCTTTTCCTAATTCGGTCGCCACTATTCCTCACCTCCTGTTTTCGCAAGTAAAACCTTGCGATAGTTTTCAAAGTCCTCACCAGATTCAAAGACGAGATAATCCCTTTCGTCACTCTCTTCTTTGTGATTTTTTGTTAGCAATTCAGCGATTGATGTCGGGCGATTAACACCCTTTTGGCCATCCTTGGTTTGCAACCACAAAGAAAGAGACAGTCTGTCTACGATATTTGCAAGTAACGTCGTTTCAAGAGGGACGATTTGGTCAGACATGATCTGCTTTATCCGTGAATCGTCGCGCAAACCATACGCAAAAACAGCCACCTGATTTAAAGGTAGCTGTTTGTAGTCGTATATCTGGTAGGTTTCCGCCAAGTCACAGACAAGGGCATCTTCGTCCAAATTAATCATCTGAGCGAGGACTAGGATTTTTTTAAGCCGTTAACTGATTCAAAAACACTCTTGATTTCATCTGCCATTTTATCATTTGGCACGATGCCATCTTCTTCTCTTAGATGGTCTTTAAAAGCCTTGGCTTGCTCATCTCCGAATAAAAGTTTTACAACTTTAGGAAAGACTTGACCTTGTCCTTCGTCAACTTCACCAATCAATTCCAACAATTCATAGTTATTTAAACGACGCTCAGAAATTTCGAATTTAAAACCTGACTTCGTTTCCCCTTTGAATGTTTTACTCATCTATTTTACGCTCCTTGAATGTATTCGTAGTGAGTGTTCTCACTATTGTCTGGTAATGCAGTGATCGTCAATTCATAGCCGATAGGTTCGCCGTCTTTATAGCTGATTTCGCCAATTTCACTCACCTTACCACGAGGAATCACAACACGTTTTGCATAGCCGTTTTTCAACAATGTATCAATAACCAAGCTATGTTCTGGCAATTCTTTACCGTTAGCTTTGACAGTGATACCTGTTTCAAGCGTTCCTGAAACGTTATCTGGCCCATACACTTCTTTCAAGACTTCAACGTTCAGACCTTCAATCAATTTGTATTTGAAGGTGTCTTTTTTTTCAGTTTGAGAAGACAAGACTGTTTGTCCGCCCCACGCTTTAACTACTTCGCTTTCTGGCGAGTTCTCATTGGTCACCCCATCTTCTGAAATGTAACCTAGCGTTTTAAATGCAGCATCCAATACTGTTTTGGCATTTAGTGGTAGATTTGTTCCAGTTGGTGCAGTAGATACTGCTCCTCCAATTTTAGGCTTAGCAGCCGTTACATTTGATGCTGATGCAGTCGTCATATTCTTTCCTCCTGTTGATTCTGCATTTGGTGTTCTTACTTCTGGTGCTTCTAATTCTGGCGCCAAAACTACACCTCCTTTTTAAAAATAATTAATGTCATATACCGCTTGATAGCGATATTGCTTCGTTTCCGTGTCTGTAAAGTTGTAGTCACTATTGTGATGCACACCGCTGACTTCGTTGACTGTAATGAGATTCTCAACTACTTTCTTGACCTTCTCATTCAGCTCAGCAGCCTTTTCGAGTGATGGTGCATAACTTTGAAAAGCGAATGTGGCGGAATGAACGTAGTCGCTTCCACCGCTTCCAGTCTTTTCTAAAATGACATAACTTTCAGGCATTTTCGGTTTATGCTCAAAAAAAGACGGAACATCTAACTGTCCGTCCAAAAATTTCTTTATAACTAATTCGATCATCTCATAGCCTTCAGTAAAATATTATGTTTTTTATTTCTGACCATGCTCTTGATGTCAGTCGTACTAATCTTTGCATTGGCACGCTTCTGCCCTGGCGATACGGTCAATTCAAACCCCTCACCAGCTCGGCTTGCAATCCCTTGCCCCTTTTCTCTCAAAATGCCCTGCATTTCGGAAGAACGTAGCAAAGCAGACACGCCAGCTGGATTCAATTGAAATTTCATATCACTCATAGACTTCAACCATAACCTTTCTATTCCAAGATAATGGAATCATTGACTCAATTCCCTCTTGAGGAATGCCAATCGTCCGCCATTTACGACCAAAAAACTTTACCTCACGATTCTCCCACTTGTTAGTGTCCCCTTTAGGAATCCCAAGTGTATATTCCGCTTTTTTTCCAGTCAAGTTCATTTGATTGATGACGTCCTCTGATGAAGTTGGCGCTACCAATACATTTTGAACCTCAATCTCAACATCACGATAGATTGGATGACCGAAATCATCGTTACCAGTTTCTACCTTGTCCACTAAAATGACAGGGATTCCTTTTAGGTAGGTCATAAATTTCAATCGCTCCATATTGTTGTTTTTTTTTCAAACCAAGTCTTTTAAGTTCGGTGTCTTTGATAAAGAGACCGCCCCCAGGGACAAGGTAAGAGCCACTAAACGAATAACCCAAAGCACTCTCAGATACCTGAGTCATCGGTTCATGGTCTGTTGAGGTCATTAAGGTTCGTGCCACGATATCGACCGTCACAGACTTGGCAACACTAGCGAATGACACACTTTCCGCTACCATGTCGTCAAGGTCTTTGCCGACTTTTTCAGCTTCAACTCGCAAAGAATTAGATACAACTTCCAACAAAGCCTCAGCCCTTGCACGCTCATCAAATTTCAACGAGCGCCACAACAATTCTAAGTCTTCAATCTTTGCAAAATTTCCCATAGCTTAACCCTTGTTTTCCTCGTACAAGGCTACCAAGTCGGATTTTTTTGAACTCTTATCATAATCAACGCCTAATTCATCCAAACTAGACTTTAATTCCGCTACAGTCAAATCTGCTCCGCTTGGTGCCGTATCTTCCACAGGCACCCAATCACCTCCGAGAATACACTCAGAGGCGATTATAACGCCTGATTTTAAATCACGGTATAAAGCCATAAAATTTACGCTTTCACACGAGCAAAGGCTTCTTCATCAAGAATCCCCCAGCCGATAAAGGCTTCCGCACGCAAACAGATTTCATTGTAAGCTTTAAGGTCGCGACCAGCACCATCTGGATCACCAAATTCAATGATTTCCATCGGAATATTTTCAGCATAGCCCCATTTGAAGCGGTTTTGGAAATCCCCCACAATAGCGTGGTCTGTTTCAGCAGTACCACCAGTTACAGTGAGGTTCTTGTTGATATCTGATTTCATACCGTAGAATGAATCAGGATTTTGACCAAAGCGGAACTCAGGATATTGAACAACACCGTTAACCTTGATTTTAGCCAAATTTTGACCTGCAGTTGGTGACAAGGCGATACCTGTAACTTCACCACCTTTGGCTACAATCGTTTGAACTGCAGCATCAATATTATCATCGATATGCGCTTCATCATAGTTAACAATGTTACCAGTAATCAATCCATCGAATGAGTTTGTTGCACGGAAAGAAGCATCCGTCATTGTTTTCGGCTCTAAACCATGAAGAGCAGCAAGATCGAAGGCTTCCGCAATCTTCTTAGCAAAACCATCCATGTAAGCTGACAAGAAATTCATTTGTTTTTCTTCAGAGGCATACTTGAACTCATCTGTGATACGAGCCTGGTAAACGAATTTAAGCGGTTTGATTACTTTTGATGTGATTTTAGCTTTACCAGCTTGTTTTTGTTCTCCCTCACCAACAATTTGAGCGTTTCCTTCAAGGTTGAAGATAAATTGCTCCACTCCATTAAATGGAATCGGGGTCTGAGATGAGAGTTTAGCAAGAACAGAACGTCCTTGCACTTTACTAATCAATTCTTTTACTAGTTCTGGTTTAAAAAGTGTTCCAGCTTTCGTTGCATTATCTGCCATAATTTTTTATTCTCCTTTTGGTTGTAAATCTCGAAGCATTTGCTTCATTTGCATAGTTTTGTCATCACCGATAGGGGGCTCAGTATCTCTTAGCGGTGCTTGAGGTGTTGCTGGACGCATAAAGCTAGCTAGACGCTCAGCGTCAGCCTTCAATTCCTCTTCATCAGCACCTTGAAGACGGTCAGCCAAGTCATAAGGCAAGCCGTTCTGCAAAGCGATACGAGTTCGCAAGCTAGCAGTTTCATAATTGCTTACTTGCCCCTGCAATTCAGTAATTTGAGCGTCTAATCCCGCTCTGGTTTGCTTGTTATCTTCAACAGTAGACTTCAAGGCACTGTTTTCAGATTCTAGTTCAGAAACACGTTTCTTGAGATCATCATAATCACCGAATTTTTCACGCTCACGTCTGATACGTTCCTTCACGATGTTATCTAGTTCTTCCTGTGTTTCAATCGTTTTAAATTCAGACATCTTCATGTCTCCTTTCTCCTGCTTTCCCGGCAGTTCGGTAATTTTTTAGGCATCAAAAAAAAGCAGTCTCTCAACCGCTCCTCTTAATAACTGATTTTTTGCTTTTTCTTAGGCTTAGTTGTCAAACAAGCCCAATGCGCAAGCAAGGCGCTATCCATCAAAGAAATATCCATATCCGCAAAATGCGAGCGATAGCCAAACCCACCGTTTGAACCGATATTCCGCTTCTCGCAGTTGGTTGTGATTTTCTTCAAAGACGGTTGACCAGCATGGCACAAGGTCTTTTGATAAATCCCCTGCTCCCACATAGAGTTAGCCACGATGATTTCCTTGACCGTAGGCAATATCACGCTCTTCATGCGTTCCTTCTTCAACTCTTCATCAAGGATTTTCTGACCACTTGCCCCATCGACTACGATAGTAGCCACATCAGCACGTTTGACAAAATCCAAAATCCAGTCATTTCCATTACGAACTGACTGACAGTCAACTGTCTCAACAAAAATCCGCTCATCTACCGTACGAACAGCAATACTTAATGCCACGTTTGCGCCATCTTGACCATATTTGACTCCAACAAACAACTTACCTAATAAATCAGGCATAGAGTCCACACACAACTCATTCCATTCCGTTTCCGAAATAGCAGATTTCTGGTTGTATTCAGGCCAGTAACCCAAACGCTGAACATTATGATCTAGCTTATCATCACCAAGCTCAGCTTCTATCTTCCGTTCATTTAAATGATAGCCCATTGATGGATTGGAGTTATACCAGGCATCGACATCATCGATTTCTTTTTCCTCAGAAACCGACCATTCTGCCCAACCTGAGTATTTTCCTTTCCCGAAAAGGCAAGTCTTACGGTAGTTTGTGAATACCGTCCCATTCGAAACAGGTGTAGGAGGTGTCCCACACATGATTGTGATTGGATTGCTACTATCCGTTACCGTATATTTCAAGGCCGATTCCTGCTCAGTCGTATATTCCTGAGCCTCATCGATTACAAGAAGGTCAAAACCTTCCCCCAAACCACCATTTGAAGTTCTGGTACGAAATTGTACAATCCCACCGCCGTCAAACAGTTCAATTCGCTCTTGTCCCTTGGCTCGTATAGAGCTAAAGTGCTCACCATCCACATACCCCATTTTTTCAAGATATCGTTTAACCTTTTCAAAAGAGGAATGAGAGGTAGATATTCGATGGGCCGTGTGTAGGATGTTTAGTCCATTGTGCAGGCCCCAAAGTTCAAAAAGGTACAAAAGTTCAGACTTCCCATTACGACGAGGAATAGAGTAGCCAAATTTTTGATGCACCCACAAACCATCCTTATCAACAGCCATGATGGATGTCAGTAAGTTGATTTGCCAAGCGTAGCAAGAAAGACCAGTCCGCTCGTAGATTTCTACCGCTTCTTTTGCCTTAGAATTTTTCTTGACGTACTTTAAAATTACCGATTGAGTAGGATTCTGATTGCCAAGTTTCTTTCTAGCCATCCACTGCTCCTTTCAATCGTACCGCATGATAACCCTATCGCTGGGATGATTTAATTGATCACGTTCAAAATATAGTTTTTAGCAACCTCCAGCATTCCCAATGCCTGCAAACTACTATCCCAGCTATAGCCAAGATTTATCTCACCATCTTTATCCAAAGAAACTACCAATACCGAAGTATAGTCATGACTAGCCTCAAGATTTTCCTCCAAAATGTCTTTCACGGAAGCACCGCGCTCCAGACTAGTCTTTTTCTCTGAAAAATCAATCGTGTTTCCCATTGTTACTCCTTTCTAAGCATAATAAAAGCACCCTTACGAGTGCTACATTAATAAAGACGGTCTTCGTATCCATCTGGTTTAACATAAGGTTTATTTTGAGATATACATTTTTCAACCGCCTTTTCAATTTTTTCAGCGGTTACAGAATCTATCTCATCATCAAAGAAAATATATGACGGAAATCGTTCTCTAAAATGAATTAAATATTTCGCTTCCGCGATTTCTACTCTCAGACTTACTTCCTCATCAATCACATGAAACATTTCAGACTCCTTTCAAAATATCATTAACAATTTTATGATAAACGTTTACTGCATTTGGTAATATTTCCTTTACCACCCGATATGCCTCAGGGTCGACTGCTATCAGTTCAGAAATTTCAGCAAAAAACTCAGCTTCCGCAGAACCTGGCTTCTTCCAGTAGTTCTTACCATGTCCATATCCAAATGGTTGAGGCTCTTTATACCAGCCAGTAGCTTCTACCATATCTGAAAGATTCGCAACCGCAGAAGGATTTTCTTTGAATAATTCTTTCATCTCCTCCTGGAATTTTTTTTGATTTTCCTTTGCAGTCTTAATGATTTTATTCTTTTCGGATTGTTTTGGATTCTCGCCTAATTCTTTAATCATCGGTAAGTCTCCATTAATGCGTCTCCATAAATCTTCTCTAATTGTTTCTCTTAGATTGTATTGTGGCAAATGAGAGCTATGTGTTGCATATACTGAAACTTTTGTCGTTTCTCCAAATAGTCGTACATTCTTTTCTCCAATAACCACTTTTTTTCCTTTTGTTATAGCTTGTAAGCCCAAATAGTCCAAAGCGTGGCCATTTTCATGAAATGTGGTTGACAATGGTTTAGCCCAGTATTTGTTTAAAGTTTTTACTACCTTCCCATCGAAAGCGTTTTGGTTAAGTTGTACACGATTTTTCTCAGCAAAATTTCCTGTTTTACCTAATTTTTCGTATTCTATTTTTGACCCTAATTTTTGGTACAACTTCAACGTATTTTCATCTTTGATTGTATCAAAAATATCTATGAATTTCTTATAATTGTCCATCCCAACTTTTTGGGACATATTTGTTTTCTTAATGGCATCAATAGCCTCATTTTTATAATGGAGCAATTGTCTATTTTTGAATTCGGATTCTTTTTTTTCAATGATTTTCTCAGAATACTGTTTTTGTTGTTTAATTCGTTCTTCTTTGCGGGAATTACTATCTTCCTTACTCCATTTTTTTGTCCAAACATTTTGGACCTTACCACTTTTAGGATCATAATCAACAGTGCATCTACAACGTTGATGTCTTCGATAAATATCCTTTGGAACTCTTGGGTATCTGTAAATGCCTTGAACTTCCTGACACCACTCACAGCAATGATAAGCTGATTTTCTTACAATCTCAGGCTGCAAACCAGATTTATGATGAAATTCCGCATTTTTCTGGATACTATCATCAATTATCGATTGAGTAAAGTTCACAACAGGCTCTTCTAATAGCCAACGAACATCATCAAAACTTTCCTCACTGGCTAAACGATTGACCAGACCATCAATTCGGTCTTGATTCAATTCAGGAACCTGAACAGCTAACCCAATTTTAGCCTCAGAGTTCAAATTCTTCTGAACTTGCTCAGTATAATCACTCACAAGCTCATGATTTCGCCCCAGAACGTCCATCAGCACACGTTGAGCGATATTGTAATACATTTTTCCGTCTGGTAGCGTTTCGTTCGTTAGAGAGACTCCCAGAACCTTAGAAAGTATCTCCCCAACTTCAATAGCATATTGATTAGCGTCCAAATAACTTGCCTTGCTATGATGTAGCTTAGACAGCAAGTCTTTCAAGACCTCACTGTCCAACCTAGCGCCTTCAAACTCAGACTTGATTTTCTTGAGCAGGCTCGGAACGATATCCTCCACCATCTGTACCCTCCTTCACCACTGGAGCAGGCTTGTCTGACCCTTTAATACCAGTCAAGTCACGGATGGTTTCAGCATCCATATAGCCAGGCACCGCTTGATTCAGTTTGATAACACCGTCACCAATCAAAGTCAGCATGTTAGCGTCCGCCTCAAACAAAGGCTCCCACTTCACGACCGTTTTATTGAACTGTTTCCTCAAATACGGAAACTCATCTCGTAAACAAGTAGCCACATAAGCCACATTCAGCAAACCAGAGCCCAGAGAGCGTTGTGCCTTCCGACCAGCTAACCGCAAGTTCTCATGACTAGCCTTGATAGCTTCAACGGATGACGGATTTTCAGAAACAAAACCAAGATCATCCAAGGTCAATCCCATCTCCCCAGCAAAGCCAGCTGCTGCAGTCCGTAACTGCTCAGTAAAAGGAGACATGCTGGACGTGGTGAATTGTCCCACATTCGGCTTGTCCCCTTCATCATCTTTCGTAAACGTCAGCAAGCTAGACACAGTTGCTTTCCAAGTATCAATTGCCTCAGCATCTTGACTCAATCCCAACACATACTTCTGAGGGAATGAATAGAACTCAGCAGTCACATCTGACCGCTCAAGCGTTCGTTTAGCATATCTCTGATAGTACATTCCAGCCCTAGTAATTCGTGACCGACCAAATGGACGGACAGCATCAGGTCTATGAATGACTGGAACCAGCAAAGGAACCCCCGTTGGATTTTCGATTGCAAAAGGCTGACCATCTTTTGGATAGAACCAAGTCACATCACTAGTGAAGTAAGCCTCAAGCAAAGCATATCCATTATCATCTCGTTTCAAGACTGCATATCCCTCTGTCAGTAAGCCAGTGATAGGATCTAGAACTCCAGTCGCATTGCTTGCCTCGATAACCTGCAATCTAGGAGCGTCATCGTCGTCTCCTTGCGAGACGTAGACAAAACAACACGACCCAATCAGAGCTGAAAGGATCGCGCTATCAAAGAATACATCTGGATTGTTCTGAGCAAAGATTTCATTTGCCTCAAATTCGTCGTTAGCAAACTCACGAAAGACCAAACGGTCTGCTAGGCTATCAACACCCTTAGCAGCCCAACCTAAGACTGCCCGATATTGTTGCCTGATTTGAGGGGGTATCGTAATACCAACATCTATATCGTTGTGTTGCATAGCATACTGATTATATCTAGTATCTACACCCATTTTGTAATTGGCTAGCTTCTTCCTGAGATAGCCCATACCTTTCAATGTCATTTTATACAACTACCTTTCATTTCCCGCGAGAAAAAATGTACAGTGACGGTGTGAAGCCCTGAAGCACCGAGGGGGAGGGGGTCATCCCCCCACCTTGGCAGGAACACTCGTCCTTTTTCAATCTCTGTCTAATTATTTTTTTAAAACACGGTCTATTTATTTTTCTAAATGATTACTGATGGTTTTAATATTAACTCTTATATTTAAACCAATCTGTACTTTGTGGCAAGTTCCTATTGCCAATGACTTTTGTTCCGTTTGTCTTTTCATCGGCATATAGCTTGTCAGACTTCTGTCTATTGCATTGCCAATGGGCTAACTGCAAGTTAGCAATGTCAGATGGATGTCCATTCTTATTTACTGGAACGATGTGGTCAATGACTGGACTTAACGGATGAGGATATCTCAGGTCTTTGTCTACAGGCTGACCACATATCCCACAAGTGTTTCTTGTCTTTAAGATAATCTTCTTGTTCTTCTCAAAGGCTACTCTATGTGGTCCACTACGGTCTGGACGGAGGGGGGTGGTGTTCATCTAGGTAGGGGGTCCTTTCTTTTTAGGGGGAGGGGGATAGGTATTCTCAAATGTACCCCCTCGGTATCTTTCAAAACAGGGGTGTTTTTAGTGCACCCACCCCCTCTTGTATTTAACATATCTTATATTCTGTTAAATAAAATTAAACAACTTCAAAACCAAGAGCGCCATGGCTTTAACTATATTTTTCTAAAAACTAATTTACATTTTCTCATTATGTAAAATAGATAGGTTGTTTAATAGTCAAATGATAGTATACTCTGGTCAAGTTCGTCTTGACTGTACCCGATATATCCTAGTGTGATATCTGGTGTAGAGTGATTGAATATCTTTTGAAGGATAGCTACATTGCTATTCTTTTTGTAATGATGATATCCAAATGTCTTCCTCATTGAATGAGTTCCTATGTGATTCAATCCTACATACTTAGCTGCGTCTTGCAGTATTTGATAGACCGCTACCCTTCCAATGTGTGTGATACGAACACCATCTGTTCTCTTTTTCTTTTTACTTGGAAAGAGATAATCGTACTCTGCTAACTGATTATCTTTAATGTAGCGATTGATTTCTTTTCTGAGGGGTGGGCTGATTGGAAAATACCTTATCTTCCCTGTCTTCTTCTCTTTTAGTTCAATCCTATCAGCGATTACTTGTTTAACTTGAAGAGGTACTATGTCGCTCACTCTTAGGCCTGAATAGATTCCAAACATAAACAAAACATAGTTTCTATCGCTTTTGTTCTTCAAGTAATCTTTGATTCGTTCAATGTCATCTAGATCACGAATTGGTTCTACTTTCTTCATGTACCTCTCCTTTCTACATAAAAAGCCACTGGTCGTGGCATTGAATATGACAGTAGCTGGAATTGAACCAGCTGGTCTAGCAGTAAAACGCACGTTTGGTAAAAGTTTCAAGGAGACCCAAACAACCTGCTAACCTGTCCTTACTGTCTAAGAGGCCGAAACCTCTGTATTTTTTAGGAGTCCTCATGACTGTTCGTTGCCAATCATTGGATAATACTATTTTAGCACCTTTTTCTGTTCCAATTCTCCCAAGATTTTCCCAGATTTTTCCCAAGATTTTCCCAGAAATCACTTGTAAACTAGAAGGTTGCTTGCTTGATAGGACTCCGCAAACTCTAATAGAGCTTTGTTCAATATCCGATAATATTCACTAGATGAGTAGCCTAGTTCTGAATAAATGCTATAGTCTTCCCTCTTCTTTTTTCTGCAATATCTTTCAACAAGAATACGCGAGTATTCCAAATCTGAAAGATTATTAATTGCCTTAGCAATTAACTCTAAATCCTGCTGAGCTGATACTCTACGCACAACCATACTTTCTACCTGCTTGCTTGTCTTGCCACTTGATGATCTTGGTTCAAGCGAGTAGGATATTGTTATTTTGGGGGCGTATTCTTCTCCAGCTATCCGTCTCAGGCGACTGTATTTTTTAAGGACTTTGATAGCTTCCTTTCTGGTTTTCTTTTCATCGATTATATCCAATAATTCTATTTGCACACGAACTCCTCCTCATGATATAATAGTGTTAATGATTTGTTGCTATGAGGGTCAGCCGTGTGCTGGCTCTTTTTTTATATCTCGATTCCAAAAAATGTGCAGATGTCTTCGATGGCAAACTCTGAAATTCTGCCACCATTTTCCCAAATGCTAATCGTCGCTTCAGAATATCCTAATCGTTCACCAAGCTCTTTTTGAGTCAGTTTACGCTCTAGCCGTTTCATTTTCAAAATGGTATTGAACTCTTTGGGTACTACATTAAATAAAATTGATTCCTCGACTCCTAACTCGTCAGCTATTCTTTTTCTAAAGCGTTCAGATGGTACCTTGCCACCCTCCCAATGGCCAATCGTATTTACTGAAACACCGAGAACCTTTCCGGCTTGGGTCTGATTCAATCTTCTTGATTTTCGCCAAATACGTAACTGTTCTGGAAAAGTCTTGTCTTCTCTATTCATCATCCACCTCAATCTTTACGACAGCTCTACCATTTGGACTTCTTCTTTGCGTGGATGCAAAAGTATAATACTTCAACATCCGTTCAGCAATACCCGTTTCTTTGCTGATTTCGGCAAGAGTACCCATGGCAATAAAGGTGTCCCCTTCGTACAACGCGTATTCACTCATTCTCCATCTCCTCGATCAGCCAGTCAATGTTCTTACGTGCTTTCTTCAGGTCCTCAAGACCGTTTTTCTTCTGGAATCGCAGTTGATACTTCAAGGCATTTCCAAGATAAAAGCCTTTCAGCTGTTCTGGTGTCATGAAATTCCTTAAGGCATCGATAGATTCCATACCAAATCTTCCTTGGTAGTGGCTTGGTTTGTTTACGTTATCAATTATTTCTGGGTACATTTGATAGCCTCCAAAAGTTCTGTATTTTCGTAGACGTTGCCGATAATTTCACATTTCATGTAAGCTAAATAAAGAGGTTTCCATTCTGCTTTTCGTTTGTGTGGTTCATCTACGAATCTATAAATAAAACTTGCGTAAGAGCCGTGCCATCTTACAAGCGCTTTTCTGCCTCTGTAATCAAGGATATCCCCCTCAAAGATTTCCTTACCGTTTCTGTCAAACAATCCTGTTGATTGCATAAGTGTGATTTCATCAAACTCTACTGACATTTCTGTATATCTTTCAGTATCTCCCTGCTGACAGATATCCACGAACTTGCTATCGAACGAAATATTAGTAACATCACACATCCATTTTAACGACTTCATCCACACTCTAAATTTCGGCATCATGCAAATCCTCCTCTTTGACAAACGTACCGTCAATCCATTTACCTTTGCGGTCTTTGATTTCTTGGTATGCCAGTTCAAAACATTCTTCGAAGTTATAACCAAGGGCATTGCTGATTATCCTTAAATAGCGGACTGCATACACCAGATTATATCTGCAAATTTTCTTGTCTACTAAATCTTGCGATAACTGAAACTCACTAATGTGAACATTCAAAGATTTAAAACACTCCATAACTTCTTCTTCTCTGAAGCTTTCAGAATCCTTGAATATTTCTTGCACATCCTCTTTTATCAGCAAGGCCAGGCCGACAATCACAACCGCACAGTCTCCGATACTATCTTTGGTCAGCTTCTCATTCTTCTTGAGATAGCCAGCACATAACTCACCGAACTCCTCACTGAGTTTTAGTGACTGCTTGTCTAGTCGTCCACCGTTTTCAAGGTCACGGTCTATAAACCATTGTTTGACTTTTTCTATTGTGTTCATGATAACTCCTTTGCTATCGCTGCTACGACATTGACTGTCACGCTATTTCCTGCTTGTTTATATAATTGACTGTTAGAGTTG